ATCTTTTCAACAGAATAAAAGCTGGTGGGAAAGGTGGAGCACCAGGACAATGGTCCGCTAGAAAAGCCCAAATGTTAGCTTCAGCTTACAAGAAGGCCGGAGGAGGCTACAGAAAGTAATGGATCCAGTGAGCGCATGGGATAACCTATCATATATTGATGGTATACTATTTTCGCTTTGGTTAGGATTACTTTATTGGGGCAAAGGCTGGATAGATAATTATTGGAGAAACAAATAATGGCTCTAAAGAAATCTCAAAAGTCCCTGAAAAAGTGGACAAAACAAAAGTGGAGAACAGCAAGTGGTAAGAAGTCATCTAAGACTGGAGAAGTCTATGCACCTTCTAAAACTATTGCTAGATTAAAATCTACTGCAGCAGGTAAAAAGAAACTTGCAGCTGCTAATAGAAAAAAGAGAGCAGCTACTAAAAAAGGAAAACAACACGCTCGTCATGGGCTACACAAAGGAAAGAAAAGATAATGGTAAGCGGACAAAAACTTTGGTTAGATGAAGGAATAGTACATGGTACTAAATTTATGAAACAACTAATGAATACAGAGAAGACTAGAAGTTTAAGTCCTGCAGAAGAAAATCTAAAGAATCTTTCCGCTGCTTATGTATACTTATATAACAAAGCTCTCGTTCTAGGACTACTAGAAGATGATGAAGAAAACTTATTTGAAGACGAGATATTACATTGATACAAGTAAGTAGAACAGACATCGTATCAGATGGTCTGATGAAATTTGATGAACGTCGCTTCATTAAACTACCAATCGACGGCTATATGGATTTGTTAGGAATAACTCCTAATACTTCTCAACACGCCATTATAAATGCAATCAACAACCCAAAATATCGTTTCGTTACTGCCGCCGTTTCTAGGAGGCAGGGCAAAACTTATATTGCAAATATTATAGGACAATTAATCACTTTAGTTCCAGGAGCTAATGTGTTACTTATGTCGCCTAACTACTCACTATCCCAAATTTCTTTTGAATTACAAAGAAGTTTGATTAAGCACTTTGACTTGGAGGTCACTAGAGACAATGCAAAAGATAAAGTTATTGAACTTACAAATGGTTCTACAATCCGTATGGGTTCTGTTAACCAAGTGGACTCGGTTGTGGGTAGATCATACGATCTCATCATATTCGACGAGGCCGCTCTCGTTGACGGGAGGGATGCTTTCAATGTTGCGCTCAGGCCCACACTAGATAAAGAAAACTCAAAAGCAATCTTTATATCTACTCCAAGGGGTAGGAATAATTGGTTTGCAGAGTTTTGGCATAGAGGATTCTCAGACGAGTTTCCAGAATGGTTCTCTATTAAAGCTACCTATCATGAAAATCCTAGGATTTCCGAACAAGATATTCAAGAAGCAAAGAAAACTATGTCTGAATCTGAATTTAATCAGGAATACATGGCAGACTTTAATGTATTTGAAGGACAAGTATGGGCATTCAATCATGAAGAATGTGTTGCAGACTTATCAGAAATAGATTTAAATGGAATGGATGTGTTTGCAGGAATGGACGTAGGTTATAGAGATCCCACAGCTTTTTGTGTTATGGCATATGACTGGGACGCAGAAAGATATTATCTCTTAGATGAATACTTTGATTCTGAAAGAACAACTGAACAACACGCTATAGAAATAGGTAAACTAGTTGATAAGTGGGGAATAGATTATATTTATATTGACTCAGCAGCTCAACAAACAAGATTTGACTTTGCACAAAATTATGATATTACTACTATCAACGCTAAAAAATCAGTACTAGACGGTATTGGACATGTAGGCGGTATTATCGACAATGACAGATTAACAGTTCACCAAAGATGTGAAGAGTCCTTGATAAGCTTAGACCAATATCAGTGGGATCCAAATCCTAATTTACTAAGAGAAAAACCTAAACATAACTATGCCTGTCACATGGCAGATGCCTTACGGTATGCACTTTATTCGTTCGAGACAAGTGTTACATCATTCTAATATACCCCACCAAAAAATAGTTCTTGACATATGCTCGAATATTTGGTACAATTCTAATATAGAAGTAGGTTTATGACTTTAAAAAGAGATTTAGTAAAGTATGTTCGGGACAAAGCCAAGTCTAAATATAATAAAGGAACGGAATGTTATATTTGTGGCAGTCAAGAGAACTTAGACTTTCACCATTTTTATGGTTTAACCGAGTTATTAGAAGTATGGCTAAAGAAAAATAAGATAACCATAACTTCAGAAGACGAAATTTTAGGTGTTCGAGAAAGATTTATACAAGAGGAACACGAAAAACTTTATGACCATGCTGTTACACTATGTCATAGCCACCATTTAAGATTACATGGTATCTATGGAAAACGCCCAACACTAATAACAGCAAAGAAACAACAACATTGGGTAGAGATACAGAGAAACAAACATGGCATGGTATGATTTTATAACAGGTAACAATAGAGACATTGAGGAAAAACTCAATCCGTCTCAATTTGTCATCTCAAGAGATCAAGGTCTAGAAGTACTTTCTAGAGAGAACATTACCAATTACCGTAATGCTTACGAACAATTAGAGGTAGTAAACCGAGCAGTCAACATGATAGTGGATGACGCTGCGGAAATACCTTTCGATGTAGGTGAGCAAGTAACAGGATTAGATAGTGCATATAAAGGAATAAGACGGTCAAAAGTCAATATTCTACTAAATGTACAACCTAACCCATTTCAAGATGTAAGTGCTTTTAAAAGAAACTTAATAATTGATTTAATGATAGATGGTAATATATTTATATATTTTGATGGTGCTCATCTGTACCATCTTCCAGCAGACCACATGGTTATTCATACTGATGATAATACTTATGTAGAAAAATATACATATGACCACAGTATAGACTATAATCCAAGTGAAATTATCCACATAAAAGAAAACAGTTTCAACTCTATTTATAGAGGAGTACCTAGACTTAAACCTGCATTTAGAACAATGCAACTATTGTCTAGTATGAGAAACTTCCAGGATAACTTCTTCAAAAATGGAGCAGTTCCAGGACTAGTACTAAAATCACCAAACACTCTTTCTGAAAAGATTAAAGAAAGAATGTTATCAGCTTGGGTTGCAAGATACAATCCACAGTCTGGTGGTAGAAGACCACTATTTTTAGATGGTGGACTAGAAGTTGAAAATCTAACTGAAGTTAACTTCAAAGATTTAGACTTCCAAGATGGTATCAAAGCTAATGAGAAGATTATCTTAGAAGCTTTAGGAATACCACCAATTTTAATGGATGGCGGTAATAATGCGAACATTCGCCCTAATCACCGTCTTTATTATTTAGAAACCATATTGCCTATTACTAATAAAATAGCATATGCTTTCGAGAGATTCTTCGGCTTTAAACTGGACGAAGAAGTGTCAGGTATTCCTGCACTTCAACCAGAGTTAAAAGACCAAGCTGCGTATTACGCTACACTTGTGAACACTGGTATATTAACACCGAACGAAGCAAGGGAGGCCTTACGACTTGAGAAGATCGACGGATTCGATAAACCAAGAGTTCCTGCAAATATCGCAGGCTCGGCAGCAAATCCAGCAGAAGGCGGGAGACCGCCCGAAGACACAGAGGACTAAATATGACAAAAGATATGATGGTAAAAGCTCTTTCAGACTTCTGCGCCAGCAAAGGCGTTGAAACTATGAGCTTGCCCGAATACAAATCACATGGAAGTGATGTTCCAGTTAAAGACTTTTTGCTCAGAAGAGCATGGGGTTCTTGGGCTAGAGTTATTTCTATGATGAACAAACGTTATCCTGTCCAAGTAGTAGCACCAAAGGTAGAGGAAGTAACAGCACCTAAACCTAAAGCTACTAAGAAAGGAGAGAAATAATGTCGGATAAAATTTTTCATTGGGCGTCCACTCTTAAATCTTTAGGAGAAGACGACGACGGTTGCTTACAAATTAAAGGTTCCGCAAGTACAATCGATTTAGATCGTGCAGGCGACATAATTGAAGCACAAGCATGGACAAAATCAGGCGGACTGGAGAACTTTAAAGGTAATCCAATAATCTTGTTTAATCACGACTATAATAAACCTATAGGACGTGCTACTGATTTAGCAGTAACCGATAAAGGCTTAGATATAACTGCAAAGATATCTAATGCCAATGCTGAAATAAAGAATTTAATTAAAGATGGCGTACTTGGAGCTTTTTCTGTTGGTTTCAAAGTCAAGGACGCTGATTATATGACTGAAACCGATGGATATAAGATAAAGGACGCGGAACTTTTTGAAGTTTCTGTAGTATCAGTGCCTTGCAACCAGGGAGCAACGTTCTCTTTAGCAAAATCATTCGATAATATGGAAGAATATAAAAAATTCCAAAACCAATTTATTAAGGCTAACTCAGGTGCAGCAGCAGACGCTGTTAAAATTGAGCAGCCAAGCGGGGAGCAATCCCATAACATGGAGACTAAAATGTCAGAAGAAAAGAAGACTCCTGAAGCAGGCTTTGACCTTGAGTCATTCGCAAAAGAAGTGGCAGAAAAAACTGCAACTACAATTGCTATGAAACAAGCAGAAGCTAAAGCAGCTGAAGAAAAAACTTTAAACGAGCAGGCTGAAAAGCAAGCAGAAGTTGAAGTTCAAGAAAAAGCTGTTCAAGAAGCTAAACAGGAAGAACAAAAATCTGTAATCCAAGCAGGATTAACAGGAGCCGAAAGGCTTATCTCAGATGTTGAGAAAAGAGTTAACGAAAAGCAAGAAGATCTTAGCAAAGTAGTTAAAGAACTCGAAGCTCAGCTAGTTGAGAAATCATCAGAAATCATGAATATTCGTGAGTCAAAAAGACACTTCGGTGATAGAACAGGAAGCACAGACTGGAAAACAGAATTTAAAGAAGATGTAATCGACGCTAAATTCGCTGGTCTTGCTACAGGAAAAGGTTGGAATAACGACCATGCAAAATCATTAATGGAAAAAGTTAATGTAATGTCAGGTGTTGAAGTATCATCAGCTGATTTTGAGCAAATCGTTTCAACTAACATTGAAAGAGATATTCAAAATGAGTTAGTATTGGCTCCTCTATTTAGAGAAATCCCAATGAACTCTGCTAATATGATTATCCCAATCTTACCAGATAGCGGCTATGCTGAATTTACAGCTAACCAAACAGCTTCTGGAAGCGCACCGAAAGGTAACTTAGACCCACGAGGCGATGCATATGATCCAGCTAATGGAGCAGGTGTCGACTTAACTGAGAGAACACTTTCAACTAAAAAATTAATTTCACAATCATACTTAGGTAATGAAACTGAAGAAGATGCTATCCTACCGATTCTTCCTTTAATTAGAGAATCAATGGTAAGATCTCATGCTAGAGCAATGGAAAATGCTATCTTAGCTGGTAATCACGCAGACGGTGCTTTTGGTACTGGCGGTGCAGCTTTTGAAGGGCTAATCACAATGGCTGGGGCTAACAAGACCCAATCAGCTACAGCTTTTGCTTCTGATAAACTAACAGCAGCAGCGTTGTTAGGTGCTAGAAAGAACATGGGTAAATATGGTATCAATCCTTCAGACGTAGTATATGTTGTCTCTCAAAGAGGCTACTACGAATTACTAGAAGATGCTGAGTTCCAAGATGCTAACCTAGTTGGTAATCAGGCAACTAAGCTAACTGGTGAAATTGGAACCGTATTTGGTTCAAGAGTATTAATGTGTGATGAATTTGCTACACCAGCAGTTTCAAAAATGCACGCTCTTGCGGTTAACCCAAGAAACTTTGTATTACCAAGACTTAGAGGTGTAACCATTGAGTCCGACTACGAAGTAGCTAACCAAAGAAGAGTTCTTGTAGCTTCACAAAGAATTGGCTTCACCGATCTAATCGATGCAACCACTTCTTGTCACTTACTACAGTACAAAGCTTCTTAATAGCTTAATAGGTTTTTGTGGGGTTTACCTAAAACCCCACACTTTTTAACTATGGCAGACTTAATAACAGTAAATGAATACAAAGACGCAGAAGGACTCCGAGGCGAGAAGGATGACGACCGTCTATCTGTTATGGTACCTCTGGTATCTGATTTAGTTAAGAAGTATTGCGGAATAAGTTTTGTAGACTTTTATTCTACAGATAAGGTTGAAACTTTTACAATCAATGACAACTACACAAGCACCATTACAATGAGTGAAAGTCCGTTAGTTACGGTTGATACAGTAAAAGAAAGACCAGACTATGGAAGTCCTTATGTAACTCTCACTACAGGCAACTACGAATACTATGTAGATGTAGAAAGTGATGCAGTCGTAAGAACAAATGAGAGTGGTAATCCAATCTCTTGGAAGAAAGGAGTAGGTTCTGTACAAATTACATATAATGCAGGATACTCAACATGCCCAAGCGATTTAAAACTTGCACTCTTTGACTTAGTAAATTATTACATGAAAGACGAGCATAAAGAAAGAAGAAGTTTAGGCAATGCCCAAATGAGTAACCAAGGAACTTCAGGTATAAAATCAAGTACTGACTTTCCAGACCATATTAAGAGAGTACTAGATTTATATAGAGTTGTTATTTAATGTCAAAAGAACTTAGACATAAGTTAGCGAAAGAGATTATAGATAACAGTAAAAAGAGAAGTGGAACTTATGATATTGGAGCTCTGTTTGATGAAGGACAAACTGTTATATCAAGAAAAAATCTTGAAGCAGTAGTAACAAACTATTTTAATAAAAGTGGAGTTGTTCCAAAGGCCTTAACAGAAGATACTATTAATCTTAAACCTGAAGATTTAAATTGGGTAACTTTTGGAGAAGCGTTACAGAAACAAATTTCAACAAAAGGCACAAAAGCAAGATTATGGAAACTAGATGGGCCTAGTAAATTAACTAAAACTAATTTAACTTTTTACTATAAAAGACCACTAATAAGCGGTAAAAGTACTAAATCTTTTACAAAGTCTTTAGAAGAAACATTTAACGAAATGTTAAAGAAAGAAGTCAAAAATTTAATCAAAACTAAAAAGTTTATTGATTACTCTCATGGACGTTCTTTACCAGGACAATTTGAACAAGAACAAGAAGGGCAAATGACGCAACCTGGGCTTAGATCAGAACAAGGATTTAAAGCTCCAGGAGCATTAGGGACAAAAGCTCAAAGAGATATTGAAAATGCAATATATTCTGTTTTAAGAAATGGAGCAGAAACTATAGCAGGAAATAAAAGACTTTATACTAACATAATGAAAATAGTAAAAGCAAAGTATGATGACATATTCCAAGTAAATATGGATGTAAAGTCAAAAACTACAAAGAAGTCAGATGGAAGTACAGCCGCTTTTGAAGGTGAGTTAGTTTTTTCTGAAGATAAACTTAATCCTGGTACTCCAGATATAAAAGTTCGTGAAGAAATGAAGAAATGGCTCGAACAAGAATGGAGCGAAGAACTTGGAAACTACCTTAAAAAGTTGATGAAACTTGATATAACAAGGGGTCAAAAGATTTGGGCAGACAGTCCAGGACCAGTTGATAGAGCGATGATTCTTCAGCAAGGTTTACTAGCAGAAGGCTTAGTAACTGCAATGGGCAAGTTAGATAGAAGAAGTAAGAGAGTAAGTAAAGACGGCGGCCTCGATATGAGGTTAAAAGTTAATAAAGAGTTCATTAAAAAAATGGACGCAATAGTAAAAAAGAATATAAAAGCTCACGATAAGATTCAGAAAGCTAAAAAGATGAAGTCTTCAAGAAAAGCTTCAGGTGGAGGTGCAGTAGCTTTAAAGAAACCTAGACAAAGAACTAAAGATGCAGCAAAAACAGCACAAAGTCCTTTACATCTACAAGCAATGTTAGAAGCACAACTTCCACAAGAAGTAGCAAGTAGAATGGGACAAGGTGGAGCATTAGTGTATAGAAGTGGTAG